TAGATTTCCACCGAAAACGTTAATATCTTTCAGGCTGCTTAGAGTTTTAACAGAATTTTGAATTTCATCCAGCACGGCCTGTGAATTTTGCCTAAGCAAACGCGCAGTTTCCGCCGTGGTTTGATCTGGTCCAATTTTAGTTGCAGCCTCTATAGCTTGACGCGATAAACGATTCGTTTCTGCAAGGCTTTGATTAAGTTGTCCTGAAAGCGCATCACTTGCATCAATTGCGCGAAGCTCAACGTTTTGCAAGTCTCTGTTAAGTTGATCTAAAGATGAATCGCCTTTAATAAATTTATAAAACGCAGACGTTGAGCCAATAAGATAATCAAACCCAGCGGCCAAAGTTGCAACGGCTACGCCGCCAGATTTAACGCCACCAGTTAAAACACTAAACGCGCCCGCATCACCAAGTAATGTCTGAGTTTTTGTTATTTCATTTCGAAGTCTTGCCAGCTCATTGTTGAAACTGCTGAAATCCGCCGACCCGAATTGAGTCTTGAGCTGTTCCGCTACCTTGACCAGCTCGGGGATACCGATTTTGCCCTTGGAGATCAGGTCGAAAAATTCTTCATTGGTGACGCCCAGCGAGTCGGCGAAAGTGTTGAAGAACCCCGGCAGACGCTCTGCAACAGACTTCAGATCATCAAGCTCAAACTTGCCCTTGCTGACGCCCTGCGCAAGCTGCGTGAACGCGCCGGCCACATCTGCGCCGCTTGTCCCCAAAGCGGCAAACGCCGTGGCAAACCCTTCGAAAACCTTGCGCGAACCTTCGCCTTCGGCCGCCGTGCCCTTGGCCGCAGCGGCAAACGATGCATAGGCGCCGGCCGCCCCTCGAACCTCAATGCCAAGGCGGTTGGCCGTGCTGGTGATGAAGTCCAGCTCTTTGTTTGCCGCGTCGGTTGACCCCGTGACCAGCTTAAGCGTGTTGCGAAACTGCTCAATCGCCACGTTGGCGTCAATAAAGTCCTTGATGACCAGCGAGCCGGCCAGGGCCTGCAGCGCGACGGTTGCAGACTGAATGCCGGCCCTGTTGCCCCCGATCTTGTCTAGCTCGGCGTTGGTTTTGCCGATCGCGGTAGTGGAGCTGTCGGCATTGCGCGAGAGATCGCCGAGATCCTTTTGGATCTGCGAAATGGCCGCATTGGTCTGGTTCTGACCCTTGAAAATCAGCTCAACGGTTTGCTGTATGTCGGCCATCTTGCTGCTTCTTCTCGTAGTACGCCGCCCAGATCGTCAGTTCTTCGTCGGTCAGAAAACCCTGCGGGATGATATCCGGGCGGTGCTGGTAGAGGTAGCCGCCTCGCTGTTCCAGTAGCGCAAGTGTTGCGCTCAGGCCTGGATCGTCTGCGAGACGGCGCTTGGCTTTACAAGATCGGCGCCCTGGCCAGTGAGTTCGCTGATCTTGTTGGTCAGCATGAGGAACTCAATCGGGAAGGCCTCGGCCAGCTTCACGGCCGCCGACAGTTCGATCTTCGGGGACACCGAGCCGGCTACCAGGATTTCGAGGCGCTTGGCAATCTCGCCAGGCGTGTCGCCAGCAATGCCCAGGGCCTGCCTGATAACCTTGGCCTGGTCCGCCTTGGTGGCGATGGCCTTGACAATGCTGTCGATGCTGGACTGGCGTTTCTCGGCCTCCAGCGCGGTGTGCAGCTCGCTGGCGCTCAGGCCCCGCACTTCCCACTCTGGTGCCTCGCCTTCGTCGAAAAAAAACGCGAGCGCCTCGACGGCAACTCGCGCCTTCTTCGACTCGAACCTTGCCTGCTCGAATCGATTCAGATCAAACATCAGCCTACCTCAGTTGCGCGCTCCGTGGCGGAAATGGTGCAAGCCGCCTGGATGTTGTCGCCGGCCGGGAATGTGCGGGACACGCCCAGCTTGCCCTGCGTGAGCAGGTGCGGCGACTTGTAGCGGTCAGGGAAAAACTTGAACCACAGATCCTGGTTCTTGAGCTGCACCAGGCCGTCTGCCACGCCGTCCTGCAGGTAGGCGGTAAAGCTGCCCTGATTGAGCGTGGAGGCCGTGCTGCCCAGCGTGGCGCCGTATACCTGGGTGCTGGTCAGGCTGTGCGTCGTCTCAGGCGGCACGAAGTCCGATGCCAGCTGCACATCGCTGAAGATCGGCGCGGCAAACGAGGCATAGACCCGTTTCGGCGTCGGCCCGGTGTGGATCTCCGGCAGCGCGGCCAGGAAAGTCACAGAGCCGGCGCTGAAGTTGATGTCGAAAAGCGGGTAGTCTGCGCGCTCGGTGTGCGTGCCGACCACCGAGAAAATCTGCGCGCTGGTAATGACGGCGGCAGTGTTCGACGTCACACGCACCTGGGCGATTTCCACGCTGTCCACGGCGATGAGCGGAGGCCCACCTGCGGCGCCTCGGGTTTCGCTAAACGCCGTGGTTGATCCGTCCGTGCCGGCGACGACCGCCACCGCGCCTGAGCTATTGACGGTGATTGAGTTGACCTTCGACACCGCCGTTGCAGGCCGGGTTATGGAGGTCGCAGACACAGCGGCGACCGAGGTCACCACGCCGTTCAGGTTGAGCGTCAGCGCCGCGACGTCCACCGTGTTGTTGGTGGCCGCCGTTGCCGGCGTAACTGCGCCGCCCGTCAGCAAGCCGTTGGGCCGCACCACCGGCGCATAGCCCGAGCGCTTGGACCACAGCGAGGCCGAGCTCGTGAAGGTCGTTTCGTCGCCTGAGTTCGTCAGGGTCGTCATTGAGGTGGAGGTTTGCCCCGCCTCGTACTGGAGTTTCGCGTTTTCAGCGGTTGCCATCGTTGGGCTCCTGGTTCAGGTATTTTGGCGGTCGTCCGCGCCGTTTGGGCATTTCCGCCGGCTGCGGTGACGCATCAGGTTCTGGCGCCGCCCCGTACAGTTGATGCACGGCAGGGTCAAAATCTGATGCGTTGATCGTGACCCACTCACCTTGCGACGGGTGAGCGGGCATCACGCGGACGGTTGCTGCGGTCTGAGACATCAGCCCAGCAGGATGGCGACGTGCTCGGGCTTGATGACCTTGACGCCCCAGGCGCAAGACACCTCCCACTGCATCTGCCTGTACTGCGGATACAGCGCCACCTCGAACGACAGACCCGAGCGAGGGTCCACGATGCTGGTGCGATCCGAGGCCAGGTCGCCGTTAGCCGGCAGGGCCGGCAGGCGCTGCGCCAGCACGATGGCCGAACGAGCGAAGCCGAGGTTACGCGGGCTGGTGGCCACCACCGTGATCGCCGTTGCAGAGGCGGCAATCGCTTGGCGCAGGCCCGGAGCAGCCAGAACCACCGTGCCGCCGCCGGAAACGTCAGCATCACCGGTGGTCACCACGTACTGGTTCGTGTCGCCCGCAAAGGTGATTACATCGCCGGCGACGATGGTGCCGGTGCCAGCGCTGGCCAGCGTGATGGTGGTCGCGCCGACAGCGTACCCGGCCGTGTTGGTCGTGGCCGATGCTGCAGTGCCCTTCGTGTGCGTCTTGGTCTGACCAGACTCACGGACCATCATGCCGTTCACGTCCAGCAGCACGCCCTGGCGCAGCATGGTGTCGCCGAACTCTTGCGAGCTGGAAGCCTGCTTGCCGCGCAGATTGGCGCCCGCCGCCGTGTCGAGGACCAGCTGCATGTCGGAGACAGGCGCGCCGTTGTCAACCAGGATCTTGCGGGTCAGGCTGGCAGCGGTGTAGTCGCCAGCGGTGCCGAAGGGCGTCGTGGCAGCAGCACCAGCGGCGCGAGACGCCACCTTGTACAGGTCGGCAATGTCGGCCTCGATCTCGTTGCACAGCGTGCGGATGGCCTGCTGAATCTGCGCGCCTTGAATGGCAGCAGCAGCAGGGCCGGAGCCGCGCTCTTCCTCGCCCGTCCAGCGGATCGGAACCCGGCGCGCCTTGGTGATCTTGATCTCCTGGTCGCCAATCGTCTGGTCGCCATCGTTCGGAGGCGTGACGCCTGCGGTGATGTCGCCAGCCGAGGCGGCCGGCGCGACGAACGAGCGGACGGACTGGTTGACTGCGGCGCGCGAGGCTTGCGCGTCCAGGGTTACGGCGGGAATGAAACCAACCAGCTCACGGGACACGACGTCCAGATTGCTGTACAGGGTCGGGATGAGATTGGTAAGGGTGGCACCCATGGTGAGAACTCCAGAAAGTTAGACGAGTTGGACGCCTGACTTTGCAGCCTCTACCCGTTGAGCGGGTGCGAGTGCTTCAAATTCGGCGCGGGTCATGGTCTTGGGTCCACCGCCTCCAGCGTTGGACGCACGGACTCCAGCACCTCCCGTGCCGGTCGATTTGAGCAATTCCGGACGGGCCTTCGCAATCCCTGCGATCCCGTCCTTGACCGGAATCATACGCCCATCGTCGGCCTTGAACAATAGGTCGTCTCCTTCCCAGGTCAAGCGCTGCGAAACGAACGTTTCGACGAGATCGCGCGCGACAAACTCATGTCCCGACAAAGCCTCGGCGATGGCTGCCTTTTGCAAGCTGCCGCGAAACTTGCCGCTGATCTCGTCGCGCTGAGTTGTTGCCTCCTGCAGCTGGCGCTCCATGCGCTTGAGCTTGGCGTCATACTGTTTTGCCGCCTCGGCGGCGCCCTTGGCATCGGGCAACAAATCCAGATCCTCAAGGCTGTCAATACCCAGGCGCTCCATCAGCGCGTTCTGGTCCGCCTCGAGCTTGGCCAGCTTGTCCTTCATGCCGCGACGGCCAGTGATCGACTCCTGGCGCGCCGTGTCGCGTTGGCCTTGCAGATCATCGACGTAGCTTTTCAACGCCGTGAATTTCTCGTCTCCGAGGGCTTCTTTCAGGCTTTCAATGTCCATCGTCGTCTCCGTCAGATTGCAAACTGCTCAAGCGTTGCACCGCCAGCCAGGGCCGTGGTCAGCCACCGGGGTTTGAGGCCGCGCCCGGTCCAGGTGTTGCCGGCGTCGTTGCGGTACTTCGGCGCGATGGTGGCGCGAGGCGTAGACTTCTCGCGGGCCTGACTCTTTGCAACTTTCCCGGAGTCGGTCACAATGTCGCTAGGCGTGAGGCCATAGGTAGACATCAGGGTCTTGATCTGCGAGACCGCAGACGCCCGCTCAGCGCGGGTTTGTTCAGCGATCTGGCGCTCAAGTTCTGCTTTCTGTGCGAGGAGTTCATTAATGCTCATTGGTAAAGCCGGTGAGTTAAAGTGAAACGAACCTGCAATATACCAGTGATATGGCCAATCAAGATATAACGCGCTTCAAATTCATAGGCTTCGCCCTAAATGGCGACGGCCCATTTCGGCCTCTCATCAGCTTCGACAGCAAGGCGCGCCCCATTGCGGTGGCGTCGTCGTACCTGATCCAGTACCCGCGCGAGAGTGAAACCAAGTACGCGCGCCGCAATGAGATCGCCTGGTACGCCTCGCCGCTGGCCCAGGTCGTCTCTCGCTTCGCGGGGCACCTCGCCAGCCGGCCCGCCGTGCGCGCCATGGCCAATCCGCTGTACGAGGCGATGGCCGCCGACATTGACGGCAAGGGCAACAGCATCGACAGCTTCTGGTCTCAGTTCGTAGTTGAGGCCAAGGCGCGCGGCAGCATGCTGCTGCTGGTTGACATGCCGCCGGCCATGGCGCCGACGCTTGAGCAGCAGGTGCGCGCCAGGGTTGCGCCATATTGGACCAGCATCAAGCCCGAGCTGCTGACCGACTACCAAATCGGCGACGACGGGAAATTCACCTACGCGGAGTTCTCGGGCAATTTCACGCTGGAGACAAGCGAGCGCGTAGATTGCACATGGCATTTCGACCTGACCTCCTGGCGCGCCATGGATGGCCAGCAGCGTGTCCTGGCGCAAGGTGAGCACCCGCTGACGGAGTGCCCGCTGCTGATC